CGTTCGTGCTCTAGTTGTTCTTCCGTCATTTGAACTCGCATTCAACCATAATTTCGGTTAAACACGCAAGCATGTTTATTTCCTGATCCGCCACAAATGCCATTTGGTACTGATACCTAGCAAGGACAAGAACAGCAGCAGGCAAAGAATTCGGAACCAAGGAATCATAACAAGCATCGTAAATACGACGCAGCAAGACAGAAGTATCATTATCCAGGTTATTGACAACCCATTTACGTACCTCAGGAAAGTCTTTCTCCTTAAGTTTTTTAACCAAGTCATTTACTTTTACATCACTAAAGGTTGCAAGAATACCAGTGTCAATTTTACCACTTGAGGAGTAACGCTGACACTCATTCAGAACACGACGCCAGTCTGGGAAGTGTTTGTTGATAAGTTCTACCAGGACCTTGTTATCATATTCAACACCTTCTGTATCCAGGATTTGTTGGATACGTTTGAAGAATGCTGCTGCGAGTTGGGGTTTGCTTTTGGAATTGGTTGAAAAATCAATACAGGCACATCGGGAGTGGAGTGGTTCAATGATTTTGTTTTTGAAGTTGCAGGTGAAGATGAATCTGCAGTTACCACTAAACTCCTCAATAAACGCCCGTAGGAGGAGTTGTACATCATTGGTTGTGTTATCTGCCTCATCAATGATGATGACTTTGTGTTTTGCAGTTGACGAAAGCGAGACGGTCGAAGCGAAGTTTTTCGCAGTATTTCGGACGGTATCAAGGAATCGTCCTTCATCGGATCCATTGATGACATATACATCTACTCCAAGTTCATTACAGAGTGCTTTTGCTACAGTAGTCTTTCCACACCCAGCAGGACCTGCAAGGAGCAGATTAGGGACTTCACCTTTACTCAAGAAGTCGCTAAAAGTTTTTTTGATATTCTCTGGGAGAATACAATCTTCAATCGTTTTGGGTCGATACTTTTCAACCCAAAGAAATTCATCACGCATAATAAAAAAATCAGTTACTAGTCTTTTTAATTGCCAGTAGTGTCTCTAGAGGAATCCAAGCGGGAGTCTCATCGGCAAACTGAACCTGAACTTCAGTAATAACTTTCTCCAGGTATTTGCTGTAAGTTTGTCTAGTATTCTTTACAGGACTTATTGGGTTAGTAATCATAATCATTCCAAAGGACGAACAAATTCATTAGATACAATATCAGTTGCCTTCAATTGTTCTCTCATATATTCTACACCATTCTGAGGTTCTGCGGTATCCCCACAGGTAAAGACATCGCAAACTGCCATGCCTTTCTCAGGCCAAGTATGAATGGAAATATGACTCTCCGCAAGCATAGCAATACTAGTAACCCCTTGAGGGTCAAACTTATGTACTGCCAGATTTAGTAGAGTAGATTTACATTCTTTTGTTGCTCTATATAAAAGCATCCGAATAAACTCTTCATCATTAAGAAGTTCAAACGGACATCCTTTCAAAGTGAACAGGATGTGTTTCATTATTAAATCCAATCAGGTTTGCGATGGGGCAAACGAAGATAATTATCCTTTACCCAAGGTTTAGATGAAATATACATCTTATATTTTGTATAGATATCAACAGTTTCATCATACTTAAACTCATCAGGTCCTGCAAATACAAAATCTTTAGGACCCTTTCCACTACGTCCTGTAGGATCTCCAGTAGGAAGAATTTCTTTTGCAGCATTCAGAGTTGTGAAACAAGTATGGACCTTGCCATAACGAGCAGCATACTCCGAACAAAGAGCAAATCCATGAGCAAGTAACCACTGCCAATTCATTACATAATCATTTGCCCATATTGTGCATGGATGATTACGAAAGGCACCCTTCTTAGTAGCATAGGGAGTACCGTCTGCCTTGGGAAGAGTGCCAAATCCATGACCCCATTTGTCTGAACATACAATAGCAAGCATCTGACAAGTCTCTAGAGGCATCTTGACGATGTGCTTATCGGGTAAAACCCTTGCAGACTTCCAAGGATCAGGATCCGTGACAAAGATGTTCATAACAATTTAGATAGTGAAATCACTAGTAGAAATGTCAACATTATAACTACATCCCAGGACTTTGTACGAATAAAGTAAGGAATTGAAATGAGATCAGCTACGAAGTGTACGAATACTCCAGTTATAACATTAACATGGAGAACAATAAAATAGGCAACAATAACTCCAATGCTGCCTATAATTCTTAAAAGTATATCAACCGAAGGTCGAGTCAGGTTCAAGTGCAATGTAGTAGGTAAGATCATGATTCTTGCTAGTGAAGCGAGACAGAAGTTTCTGTGACACAACCACATCATATGTCCCAGGAAGAACTTTAATGTTCTCTACTTTAAAGTTAAAGCAGAACTCATTATCAGTCTCACCAACAATCTCCTCATGGCGATTAGAGGTATCGTTTTTCTTATCGCGAACAACAAGTTTAACAACTCCTGCTTCACCAACGGCAGAAATATCAGGCAGTTGATAGACTGCTGCTGCTTTCAACAGTTTGTCAAGCACAGCAGTGGAAAGTTCAAAACAGACATCTTCCGTAGGAAGATTGATTGCTTTCTCTGGAGGAGTCACAATTACATTAGGGTCTGCGAAGAAATACTTGGAGCGAGACTTGCCTTCACGAATAACAACATATCCATCATTAGCAAAGTCAAGTTCAGGACTTTGATGCAGACTCAGACCGTTGAGGAACTGGTTAAGGTCATAGATACCAAAGTCTTTTGCGAAGTCTTCAGTAACAGTTGCTTCAGCAAGAATGTTCTTCATCAAGCTGATTGTACGAAGTTTACTACCTTCCTTAAAGAGAATCGACTGGTTAATCGAAGAGAAGTTCTTAAGGACAGAAATAGTTTTATCAGACAGTTTCATAGGAGGTCGAGTTTTCATCACTGAGGGTAGGTTTCACGTTGAGCATTCTTATCGTTGAAATGCATCAGAAGAACAGCATAATGCAGAATCTTCATAATATCACGTCGCGCAGTGCCTTTCTTATCATAACGAGAGGCATACTTGAGAATGTTGCTGCGGCAGAAGGATTCACCATCACCACATGCTTCAATCAGATCCAGAGTTTGAATCTTGTCGTCACCAGCAGAGTAATGCTGGTTGTATGTTCCGTTAATATAATCAGTCAGTTCTTTAAGAATACGTTCTTCACTATACTTAAATCGATTAGGATTGTTACTAGTAGTAGTCATATCAAGTTTAAAGGAAACAGAGTCTTCACCACCAAAGGCGACAGGTTGTGCTGCACCATAAGTATTAGAAGAAAATACAATATGGTCGTCACCCATACCACCAGGAAGACCGCCACCAATGTTGAGTGTATCAGGAGCAGCATATGGATTGCCAGTCAAACTGATACCATCTTCCTCCCAAAAATCTTGATTAGTCATTGTCAATTCATCAAACATAAAGGACCAAGAGTTTGCCATAATTATATCACTGAGCGGTGTATGTGTCAATGTTATCTTCGGAAGGCATTACGAAATCAACATCAACCTTGTCATAGAGTTCAAGGAATGCTTGCTTGGTTTCATCATCAAAACGGTTGACACAGACTTGGATTGCCTTTGCCTTATCGTTGAAGATGCTGTATGCCTTCACGATGTGAACCAGACGACGTGTGGAGATGATCTCCTCAATGCCACCATCATAGAAGGTCTTGCGGATGATGTCTGCCCAGTCAGAAAGGCGCTTACAGAACTCTTCATCCTTACACAGTTTAGCAAGAATCTTCTGTTCGATAGCAGCAGTAGGATACTCTTGCTCAAAGGTCACAGGGAATCGCTCAAGGAATGCTTCGTTGAGCACATTAGTTCCAATGAATCGTCCGTCGTCGCTACCTTTTCCTTTGGTATTAGCGGTTGCGAATACTTGGAAACCTTCTGCGGGCGCAACCCATTTGCCAATCTTCTTGAGGAAAACTCCTTTTCCTTCGAGAATAGACTGAAGACAGAGAATTTTGTTTGAGGCGAGGTCGATCTCGTCAAGGAGCAGCACAGCACCCCGCTGCAGGGCCTCAATGACGGGTCCGTTGTGCCAAACGGTTTCTCCACCAACAAGACGGAAACCGCCAATAAGATCATCTTCATCAGTCTCTACCGTGATGTTGACTCGGATGAGTTCACGTCCGAGTTGGGCACATGCTTGTTCGATAGAAAACGTTTTGCCATTACCCGAGAGACCCGTGATAAACGTAGGGTAGAAGAGACCGGACTTAACAATTTTTTTAATATCACCAAAATTGCCAAACTGGACGAAGGAATCATCTTTTGCGGGGATAAGGTTTTGTTCGATTGCTGGCAGAGCAGCAGGAGCATTATAGGTTGTTTCCAGTTCTTCTACAGTCTCTTTGGTTACTTCCAGGTTCCACTTACCACGACCAACTTTGTAGTCAGTCAGTTTGTTAGTGACAGTCTGATAGTTGAAATCATTCATCTGACAAAATGCCTTGATTTCGGCAGAAGTCACAGACTCACCATATGATTCGCGGAGAGATTCGATGATGCTTTCTTTGGAAAGACCCATTTGCTTTGTTTGAACTGAAGTTATTATAGACGAAAAAAGGGGGTCTCAAACCCCCCGTGTGTCACTTGTCAGACTGTCCATACTTGTATCGCATAGCCTGAAGTAAGTATGCCTGTCCTAAAGATCTAGGACCCTCCTGTAGGATTTTAATAACCTTGGGGTCCTTTTCTGATGCTTTAGCAATTTCTCTCCAGTTGTCTTTGTATTCAGTCATGCTACCAGAGAGATAAATTCGCCTAGAACTTTCTTATTTAGTTTCTTAGTCTTAAGAGACTTAATGAAAGCGGACTTAATCTTCGCCTTTGTGGCACCTTCATCAACAGAGAAGTCCGCATCTTGAGACAAAGAAGTGGCAGACATAGCAAAGTATGCATGATATCCAGAAGTCTTGATGGTACAACTACGCTGCTTCTTCCACTCACTCTGAATCTTACGGAACTCATCAGAGTTCTGATCATAATAGAGTTTCATGAAGTGATTTGCATCACGACTTTCAAGAACACGGATGCCAACAAAGTTGACCGTAGGGAAATTGTCACGAAGATTCTCAAGCATCAAGTCAGCGAAACCATGCCAACCATAAGGAACCTGATAGGTATTACCAGTCTTACGATCGCGAAGGAAAGTACAACCACCAACCATCTGACGCTTACCCATATACGGTTCAGATTCCCATGCTCGCTTAACAACAACGTGACGGGCGAGATGATTTGCTTCACCATCAGTCAGAACAATACACTGAACTTTCTGTAGTTTGTTCTCACGCTGGAACTTAGGAAGAATTTGATGAAGAGCAACAAATGCTTCATTCAGAGGAGTTCCAGACAAACTCATACGAGGAGGAATACCATATCCAACCATGTACTGGTCAGAAAAGTAGTTAGCAATACGCCACATGTTAATCATCTGATGTTCCAGTTGCTTACCATTCACACGACTGGTAAGAATATTCATCATTGCGAACTCATGACTAACAGAAAGCAGATTCTCTTTTGCCTCATAAGCAAGAGAGAAGTCCATTGGTTTGATCACATCGTGAGTTTCATAATCAATTTTAGGACGATTCCACTCATTAGTGAAAGCATAGACCTCAAAAGGAATGGAAACTTTCTTACAGAACCAAATCAGATTGTAGAGTTGTTTGATAGTGTCCATCATGACACGGCTCATAGAACCACTCCAGTCCAATACAAAAATCAAACCATGGTTCTTACCATCAGGGATCACGGAGACCTTCTTAAACAGGTCTTCATTGTACTTGTAGGTGTGAAGTTTAGAAGTGTCCAGGACGCCTGTACGGGCGGTTGTAGCGCGAGCATAGGAGTCTGCTGCTTTGCGACACTCAAACTCTTTTACCAGGTAGTTTACTTCTTTTTGTGCGGATCGTTTGAACTCAATAAACTGTTTGTCTGCGCGTTCGTAGATGTCAACAGAAGGGACACTTTTTCCTTGAATAGAGAAGAAAGAATCAATGTCCTCGTGAATCTCAGAGTTATCAGCAATGATTTTCTTCAGGTCAACCTGAGGAATCTCAACATAGATATTTTCTGGACAATCATTATCCACAAGGTCTTGCAGATTTGATTCCAAAGAATCGGCAGTCTGAACTTCAGGATCATCATTCAGAGGAGCATCAGCAGACTCACGGCGTTCTGCTTCCTCAAGCATCTCTTCATGGGTCATAGACTCACCAGACGCACCATCAGAGTCACCTTCACTGCTACCAGAACTGGACTGAGGAGAAGGAGTTTGAGATTGTCCACCTTCACCCGCTTCAGGAGGAGGGGGCATATCGTCAACCTTCTCTTCCTCTTTCTCTTTTTTACAGAACAGGTAAAGTTCTTCCGCAACCTTCAATACTTCATCAAAGGTTTCTACATTCGCAATTTTCTGAATGAGAGCATTCTCCTCTTCAGAAAAAGTCAGATCAATGAAGTTACCGATTTTAAAATATAGATTTGCACGGTCAGCAAGATTAAAATCAGCAACAGACTCGTCAGCAATAGAGAAGAAGTCTTCGTCATTTAGTTCTTGATATCCTTTGAAAAACGTTTTTGCAAGTCCCATGTACTTGCGTTTCATCAATTTCTCAATACGAGCATCCTCAACCACATTCACAAACTGGGGAGGAATAGCAACTTTCTCCAACCAGTTCTCATCAGGGGTGAAGAGAGCATGACCTACTTCATGTCCCACCAGCAGGTCATAGACAGTGTTGCTTGCTTTCTCCCACATAGGAAGGGTCAACACACGGGTGTGAACGTTAAAGCAAGCTGTCTGAACTTTCTTGTGCTCCACGATCAAGTCTTCAGTGGCAAGCAGTTTGGCAAGTTGGGACTTGATTTCGTGTTTGATTGCCATGGGGGGGGG